CCTCGTCTATCGTAACATATCTTGGCGAAACGTGTGTTTATACGCTTCGCTATCTCACCGAGTTTGTTCCACAACAAGAGTTTGACAGCCTGGAGCTTTCCGAAAAACTTTTCGTCTGGTTTGAATCTGGGTACAAACTTCGTGTCTATGTCAAGCGTCATGATCCGATCCTTTGGTTCGAGGTATGAATTGACTGCATCACCACCTGAGAGTATTAAGTCACCCATTGGGTTCATAAACTCAGTGAGCTCATCTATCACGGCATAGAGTTCATATCGTATAGCGTCAGTGATGATGACACCCGCAAAATCCTTGAAATCCGCATCTTTGTGAACGCGGTGAAGTCTCGCTCTGAACTTGGCGACGTTGTCTGCGTCATAGAATTTTTTCAGAACGGGGTCGTTGAAAAACAGCTTCTTTTTCCTGAACCTGCTTATGACACCCGGAGAGTATTCCGTCTCGTCCATCTTATTAATATATCACATAATATTATGAAGTCTTGCAGTGAGTGTAGATGCTACTCTTACATTGAAGATGAAACGAAACAGATATGTGGTGTGAAGGCGAGTGGGTATATATTCCCGTGTACAAATCCAGAGTGCTGTGTGGGTGGGTGTGTAAAGACATACGGAAAGGGGCGCATGATTCCTGAAACGGACTTGAAAACGCCTATGATATTACTAGTTGTTGTTGTGTTGTTAACACTCGTAGCAACAAGCTTAAAGATGTGATACCTAAGTAAGACATAACAAGATGTCTCTTGAAACTGTCCTCACCGAAATTGCCGCCCTCCGCAACGACGTCAAGTCCTTGACCAAGATCGTCCGTAAGATCAAGGCCAAGCAAGACGACCCAGACGGAACTAAGGCTGCTTCTCGCGCGAAGAACAACGGCTTCAACCGCGAACAAGCCATCTCTCCAAAGCTCGCTGAGTTTCTCGGAGTCGAAGCCGATAAGCTCGTCTCCCGCAGCTTTGTTACCCGCGCGATTAACGCGTACGTTACTGAAAAGGGTCTCAAGCACCCAGACAACGGTCGCGTTCTTGTTCTTGACGACAAGCTCCGCGATCTTCTTCAACCACCTGCGGACACGCAAATCACGTTCTTGAACTTGCAAAAGTACTTGAGCCCACACTACACCAAGGTTGAACAAAAGGCTTAAAAAATACATCATAAAAAACAATAAATGATTATCGATAGGGAATCGGTCGAAATCCTTGTTGGTACAAAGATATCTAAGATAGATTTGTACCAAAAAGCTTTTACTCATAAATCCGCCATAAAGGAGAATGAAAACTTAGAATCGTTTGAGACTTTAGAATTCATTGGTGATTCCGTGTTAGGTTTTGTCATCACGAAGTTTCTGTTTGACAGGTATGAAAAACAGAAAGAGGGTTTTCTTACGAAGGCCAGAACAAAGCTCGTGCGCGGAGAAACACTCGCGAAGATTGCCATGAAGTTGGAGATGTACAAATGGATTCAGATGGACGAGAAGGGTATGCGTAACGAATGGTTCAAGAATCCAAAAATTCTTGAAGATGTGTTTGAAGCGTTCATCGGGGCTATTTACATGGACCTAGGTTTGTTACACGCGAAACGATTTATTTTGAATATTTATGAAAATCCGGAACTCGTAGACATGCGCGCTATCATGGTGGATGATAACTACAAGGACCACTTAATGCGGTATTGTCAAACACATGGACACCCCTTACCAGATTACCGTGTCATATCTCATGATAATGGTATGTTTTGTGTAGACGTGTACGTGAACGACGTGATTTTGGGTCGCGGATTTGCAAAGAATAAAAAGCAAGCCGAACAAAACGCCGCGAAATATTTTTTCTATCCAATTTGTAACAAACGATGAATATCCCCGTAATATTTATAGCGGTCAGTTTGTTTTTTAGACACTCAAAGACTCCTACACAATATTCAAAGGATGCATTAATAGATGAGTGTAAGAGACTGGGTGCGCCGTGTGATGGTACGTCTAGAATATTACGTCACAGAATCAGTCGCTTAAAAAGTAGGTTGTAATACACATTAAGATGCACCCAAACGTCGCGAGGCTCATTAAAAAGACCTATGCGGAACAGAGGTCGCAAGAATGGCTCGACTTGAGAAAAAACATGCTCACAGCGAGTGACTGTGCCACTGCCATAGGCGAAAACAAATACGAAAAACCATTCGATCTTCTCCTCAAAAAGTGTGGCAAGGGAAAACCATTCACGGGGAATGCAGCCACCGAACACGGTAACAAATACGAAGACGAAGCGCGCATTCTATATGAACAGAGACACAATGAGGTCGTACACGAGATTGGCCTCGAACCGCACCCAAAACACCCGTGGCTCGGTGGTTCACCCGATGGTATCACGGAGAGTGGAAAGCTCGTAGAAATCAAGTGTCCCATGTCCCGTGAAATTTTACCAGAAGTTCCGCGTCATTATATGCCTCAATTGCAGTTATGTATGGAGATACTTGACCTAGAAGAGTGTGATTTCATCCAATATAAGAACGTAGATTTTAACTGGCCAAAACCAGAAGAGTTTGTGGTCGTCAATGTGAAACGCGATCGCGGGTGGTTTGAAAAGTACTTTCCGGTCATGGAAGAGTTTTGGCAAAAGGTCTTGTATCACAGGGAACATGGGATAGAAGAACCGGTAAAGAAAACACGTGGACCCAGAAAGAAGAAGGAAGATGGACCTCCACCGCCGTGTGAAATTAAGTCTGACTCCGACGACGAGTATAGAGACGAGTGAGTGATGGAGGTATGTTGTACCCCGTCAATTTTTTGAATGTTTTCGCATTCTTTGCACTTGCCGCTGTTCGAGCAGCGGTCGCAGAGGGTGCATAATTAGGTCTGTTTATGGACACTTTCTTGAATGGCAAAAATTTGAAACTGTTTTTGCGATTCTGTCCTATGACCATAATTGAATCATCTTTGAATGTCTTTGAAATCTTGGCTATACTTTGTTCCTTTGATGAAGATATAACATCTAGTTTAGGAAACCACGCCTTTATTATACGTATCTTTGATGCTACCGTCATGGGATTCTTGTTGTTTCCTGTGCTATGGGACACGACTACGACAGGTGTCTTTTTTTCGCGTTTCGCCATTTTGATGATTTCCTTTATCATCATTTTGTGACCCAGGTGAGGTGGATTGAACCTACCATACGTAAACACAACGGATTTCATATTATTATATACACGTATAATAATATGAACTCACCCACACAAGGTACCGTAGTTGTAAAGAAAGGTATGGGATTTTTCACAAGCTTTTTTATTATACTGAGTCTGTGTTGTCTGTGCTCGTGTTTGTCGTCCATGTGGACCACAGCAAAAGGTGTCAGCGCGGTTTCGAGTGCGGTAAAGAACTTACCCAAAAAGGAAACAGTTGGTCCAATCATAAAAGATATGGTGGTCACGAACATGGATACCGAAACCTTGTTGGCTACCGCTAAAGAACAAGTCACACCAGTAAATCTTTCGGAGAAACCGATGAGTTTGGGTGTGTACAAAGACTGTGGGTGCAGTGACCCCGTGTATGAAAATGAGGTATCTGTGGGATCTCCACTAGACACGAATGGTGAAGTCGAAATAAAAGCCGAAGATCAATGGAAATGTGTGAAGGCGAGCAACGCGATCATCACCGATTTGACTTACGAATTCAAGGGAACTAAGAATGGACTTCCAACGAGTGATGGTGAGTCTAAGTCTGGACCATTGCGTGTCGATGGATGGACACAAAAAGTTGGATGTGAACCCGGTGAGGATTACGAGACCACCAAATTAAAGTTCAAATGGAAGATTTCTGAATAGAGATTTTACCCATTAAAACATGGATAAAAAATATATTAAAACGAGATAATTTTTTTGGGACTCCAGAAATTTTTAGAAAAAAAAATTATTTTTTACATTTCTTTTTTCTAAAAAAAGTTTTCAAAAAAATATTTTTTTTATTTTTGTTTTTAAAATCCTAAAAAGTATGGTGTTACTTTAAATTTATATCCACGAGCTATGTCTAAATCAAACACAGTACCTAAGTAAGCACAAACCATGTCTAAATCAAACACAAACATGGAACTATACAACCATCAGATAGAGGGTGTAAACTGGATGCTCGAGCGTGAGTGCGCCGAGACGGGACCGAAGGGTGGATTTCTCTGTGATGAGATGGGACTCGGTAAGACGGCACAACTCATCACCGTGATTACCCGAAACCGCGTTTCAAACACACTCGTCATTGTACCCAAATCGATCGTGACCCAATGGAAAAACGAGATACACAAATTCGCTCCACATCTCAGTGTGTTTGTGTACGACGGATTGAACCGCACGAAAGACCACACAGATTTTATGAAGCACGACGTGACCGTATGTCCGTACAGTCTCTTGACTGAAGACGACCCTCTGATACACAAAGTGAGATGGGGACGAATCATACTCGATGAAGCACACGAAATCCGAAACAGACGTTCCAAACGTTTCAAGTCGGCCATGCAACTCGGAGCCCATTACAGATGGATCGTGACTGGTACACCTGTGTTTAACAACGTGGACGATTTCGTTTCACTCTGTGCCTTCATAGGCATAGACCGCATCGACGTACAGTGTAACTTGGACGCAGTTCGAACGAAGTTCATTCTTCGTAGAACCAAGAACAAACGCGACATTCCGGAGTGTCACTTCGAGAACGTCGAACTGGATATGTACCCAGAAGAGAAGGCCGTCTACAAACAGGCTTTCTCCGAAGCACAGGAGATGATTCGTGATATGATGAAAAGGGCGAGCACACACGGAAACACATCCATGTATAACATGGACATTCTCGAGTGTTTTCTCAGAGCGCGTCAAGCCATGATTTGGCCTCAATTGTACTTGGACGGCATGTCTAAAAAGCTTGATGAAGAGATGGAACCGTGGACGGGGCGATCCAAGAAGATGGAAACTCTGTTTGAACTCATCAGTCAGCACCCAGACGAGAAGACACTCGTGTTTTGTCAATTCATGGGCGAGATGAACTACATCCAACAAAAACTCAAGTGTCCCGTGTTTCGCATAGACGGTTCGTGTTCAAAAGAGCGTCGTGAGTCACAACTCGCCGAATTCAACCGCGCTCCACAGAACAGTGTTTTCCTTATCCAGGTCAAGGCGGGTGGACAGGGTCTCAATATTCAGTGTGCGTCTCGTGTATACATCACGAGTCCTTCGTGGAACCCTGGTACAGAACTCCAGGCTATCGGTCGGTGTCACAGATCCGGACAGACGCGCGAAGTCTACGTGAAGAAGCTCGTGTACACGGGTGACACAGCGTTCCCGAGCGTCGAAGAATCCATAGTCGCGCTCCAGGTCAGGAAATCTCACGAGTACGCAGAGGTGTTAGGCGACGATTCCCTTAAAACACAGTTACCCGGTCGTTCGGAGGGTCTTTCTATCGGCGAGATTAGAAATATTTTCAGGGTATAGTGTATATACAATGAAGACTTTTGGATCCCGAGCTGAAGTGTTCCACGGTACCGCGGAAAAGACGACTGGTGGTTTGACCAAGAAGGACTTGTTCCAAGACAAGTACGGTGCCATCAAGAGCAAGGCTGCGTCTAAGGCCGCGCTCGAACGCATGGAAGAGGAAGGCAAGAAGTCTATGGTGAAGGTTTTCAAGCCAAAGAAGAGTGGTTTCAAGCTTCAGCCAAAGGCTGGTACCTCGGCGTACAAGAAGCTCATTAAGAAAATGTAAATGTAATATAAGAAGAGATGTCTCTCACTAAATGGTCCCAAGCTGTTAGACTCGCGAAGATAAAGCAAGGCATCAAGCCCGAAAAGTATGTGATGCTTCGAGGAAAGCTCCTCAAGGAAGCTCAGGCTATCTATCAACTCCTGTTAATTTCTAAGTAAATGTATAGTAAAATGGCGGCTTTAGCAGGGATGTTGGGCAAAAGCATGGCTAAAAGCATGGCTAAATCTGCGGCACGCAAAGTCAAATCAGAGGCGAGAGACATGGCCGATGATTTGAAGAAGGAAGCGATCGCAAAGGCTAAAAATTATAGAAATCAGACACAAGCGAAGGCGACCAATTACTTGGACGCTCAAAAGCATAGAATTTATGAAACCACGCGAGGTGCGGTATACACGAACACCAGTGGTGGTAATAGAAATTACAGGCCAACGCCTGTATATAGAAACGTACCGGGTTCAAATGTGGTGACACCCGTACAACAGGTTCCACAGATGTTTAATCGACAATAAATTGGAATCCCTTCAAAGCTTGTGGCTCGTACTTAACGAGCTGGTAAAGCTTATATGTGATACCGAACTTTTTGTTCAAGAAATACACACTGTTAATCTCTACGATCGCAGTGCCCGAGTTTCTTGAATAGAGACCATTCACGGATTCGTCGCGGATAGGATTACGTTGCTCGTCGTAGATGTGCGGCTTTATCATGCCATCTACGCCCGTGTCAACCTTGACTCTGAACTTTGGTTCGCGGTCCGGACTCTCTTTGATGTTTGAGAAAAACATGGTTTTGAGTTCTTCGACAGAAACCTTTCGTTTGAAAATGGCTTCACTTTGATCACTGACGGCCTCTATGATTTTTTCTTCCATGGCCCGCATGGTTTCGTAAAATTTCTTGACGTAGTTCCCGTCTTCATCGTATCCTTTCATCGCGAAATCGAGGGACCATTTCGTTGGACCAACTTCTGGTGTGAATCCGGAAATACCAAAAGGCATGTACATTCGAGGAAATTGGACGCGAAGAGGTTTCCCTTCTTTGGTACAGAGGGAAATCTTGCGACCATCGTGTGGTTGAATTTCTAATTCATCTAGTAGATTCACGAATTTAGACATCTGTATTACAAATTTTACGCGCTAAAGCTTTAAGCAGAACAAGCCGCACAATCTGCTTCTAAACTAAATTGGATTGGTCGAGCCTTTGCTTTCGAACGCAGGTAGTACATACCTGTCTTGAGACCCTTCTTCCACGCGTAGAAGTGCATGGACGAGAGTTTGGAGAGCGTCGGACTTTCGACAAATAAATTCATACTTTGGCTTTGGTCGATGAATACACCTCTGTCCGCAGCCATATCAATAATGGTCTTTTGACTGATTTCCCACACAGTCTTGTAAAGTTCCTTGAGATCATCCGGGATATCCATGATGTTTTGGACGGAGCCATTGGCCTTCACCATGAGATCCTTCATTTCCTTAGACCATAGACCTACAGACTTGAGGTCATCCACCAAGTGTTTGTTGACGACCACGAACTCACCCGCGAGAGTTCTTCTCAAGTAGATGTTTTGTGTGTATGGCTCGAAACACTCGTTGTTCCCGAGAATTTGGGACGTACTCGCCGTAGGCATGGGTGCGAGGAGTAGACTATTTCTCGTACCCTTCTTCACGCGTTCACGCATGGCGTTCCAGTCGTAACGATTCGAGAGTTTTGGTGCATCCCACATGTCGAACTGTAGGATGCCTTTACTGAATGGTGAACTTTGGAAAGTCTGGTACGCCCCATCCTTTTCAGCGAGTTCACAACTGGATTCAAGTGCCCCGTGATACATGGTCTCAAAAATGAGACGATTCATTTCACGAGACTTTTCGGAACCAAATGGTTCTCTACACATGATGAAGACATCCGCTAGACCTTGAACACCGATACCGATGGGTCTGTGACGCATGTTTGAACGCTTCGCAGTCTCGGTCGGGTAAAAGTTCTTGTCGATCACTTGGTTCAAGTTACGCGTCACCATCTTTGTAACTCGGTGGAGTTCCTCGTAGTCAAACTCACCCGTTTCTCTGTTGACGAATTTGGGTAACGCGATGGATGCGAGATTACACACAGCTGTTTCGTCTTGGTCTGATTTCTGTATGATCTCTACGCACAAATTGGAAGATTTAATGGTCCCCAAGTTCTTTTGGTTAGATTTTTCATTGCAAGCATCCTTGTAAAGCATGTATGGGGTTCCAGTCTCGCTTTGAGACTTGATGATGGCTTTCCAAATTTCAGACGCGGGCATCGTCTTATTCGCACGACCTTCTGCTTCATACTTTTCATAGAGTTCGTCAAACTCCTTACCATACACATCTGAGAGACCCGGTGCCTTATCCGGGCAGAAAAGAGACCATTGACCACCCTCTTCTACGCGACGCATGAAAAGGTCTGGAATCCAGAGAGCCGAGAACAAATCTCTGCACCTGGCTTCTTCGTCACCCTGGTTGAGACGAATTTCAAGGAAATCCATGATATCCGCGTGCCATGGTTCGAGGTACACCGCGATGGAACCCTTTCTACGCCCTGCCTGGTTTACATAGCGCGCCGTAGCGTTATATACGCGAAGCATGGGAATGATTCCATCAGATGTACCATTCGTTCCCCTGATATGAGATTTGTTCGCACGAATGTCATGGACATGTAAACCGATACCACCAGCCCATTTGCTGATTTGGGCACACTCCTTTACCGTGTCGTAGATGCCGTCGATACTGTCATCCTTGTTTGAGACAAGGAAACACGAGGACATTTGTGGCCTGTGTGTACCGGCATTAAACAACGTGGGTGTCGCGTGAATGAACAACCCCTTAGACATGGCGTCATACGTTTCAACAACTCTTTCGATGTTTTCTCCGTGAACACCGATTGCCACGCGCGCATACAGGTATTGGGGCGTTTCCATGATTTCACCGTCAATTTTTTGGAGATACCCCTTTTCGAGTGTTTTGAGACCAAAGTACCCAAAATCATAATCACGCTCTTTTTTGATGTATTCATCGATGCGCGGAGCAACTTTTTTGACCTCGTCAGTCACGATGTTAGCTTCGTGTAACTTGGTCATAGCTTCAGAAAACGTAGAGGGTACACGCTTCTGAATGTTACTCGCGACGATGCGAGTCGCGAGTACCTCATAGTCTGGATCGCTCGTAATCATACCGATGCAGATCTCAGCAGACAACGTGTCTATCTCGTGTGTCTTGATGTTATCGTGCATAGACGAGAACACCTGCTGGGCGATCATGGAGGCATCGACATTTTCCGACAATCCATACGTGAGTTTCGAGATCCTGTTGGTGACCTTGTCAAACTTAACGTCTTCAACACGACCGGATCGTTTAATAACCCTCATTTTATATTTATACTACACGGTAATTTTTTAACCCACTTACTTGAAGTCCTTGCTTCGGACTGGAACTGGGCCGGCAATTTCAGCTTGCCTGTTTCTTTGAAGAAGGTGGGTGTTAGTGAAAAATGGACCTTCACTACCAGCCTTCGACACTGGTGGGTAGCTGGCGATGAAGCATTCACCTGGCTTGCAGACAGGGCGCTGTTGTTGGCACGCTGGAGTGCTATAGGCTTCGTCGAAATCAGAGACAGATATTCTCATTTATAATTACTGATAGTTTTTTTCCAGGCCTATATTAAATGTGTGATAATCTTCACCTGAACTCCCTCAAGCAGTGCGAGACTCCATTGAACACACTTTACTTTTCGTCCTTTAATGTGAATTTGCTTCAACGTGCGATACGTCAAGATTTCAAGAACAAGACGGGTATTTCTATTGATTATCAAAGCGAGGACGATCTTTACGGTATCATGCGCGTCGTATTCATTAACAACTCCGGCGATCACTTTACTCGCGTGAACGAGCAGGTAAAGATGATGAATACGCAAGTCATCAAAACGGCGGTCTCACAAATTCAATCGGGCGTCTCTCAATACATGGGATACGTGCATGATATGGACAGAGGCTTAGAACCCATAGATAGACCTGTGAACACGTCCACATATGGGAATAAGATTGATAAGAATAACAAGATTGGTGTTTAAGCAGTCTCCTCTTCTACAACAGATTTAGCAGCTGGAAGCTTGACTTTTCCATTCATATTATTAAATTGAGTGAAAAATTCCTCTTCAGTTGGGAAACCCTCTTCTAATTTTTTCGCGAATTCTTCGTTACCGGTCGCATAGTGTAACATTTGATAATTACTCATAGTTATATTTTTAAATGTGGTATATATTTCTGGTCTTTTCGTGTCATCATTGATTATATCTAACGCCTTTTTACGGAGTGTATCACTTATGTATTTTATGTTTTCTTTGTGTGTCCTGTATACCTTGCAGTTGTCTAATGGAGGTTCACTTTCATCTTGTACGTACCTACATATCTCGACAATTTTATTTGGACTTGGACCATTTTCCGAAGCGTTTTCTTGTTGTACTGACTCGGATTGTTCACACTTTTTAACTAGAGGCGAACCACATTTAAGTATTTGATTGTCTTTTAAAAGAGAAACGAACTCTTTACCCATTATTTCTATTTGCTCTGCTATGAAGACAGCATCTTCTTTGTTTTGTATGACCTTTTGTGTAAATTCTTTCACGAGGGGTTGTTTAAGTATTTCTACCAAGACGTCTATCCCCTGTTCTAAGATTGTACCCCCTACTGTGAGACCATTGTTGTCGTCGGATCTGTAATATTCGCGATACCCTTCGGCGTTTCTTATTTTGTCTTTTATTCTCATGAGTTCATCTTCTACTGATTCTGGTTTAGACGAACCTTTTCTGCCAAAAACAACATACAGCAGAACAATCAACACCAAGGCTATCGCCACACCGATGTATATCCCTTTCATTTAGTATATGTACCCATTTTTTTTAAACAAACGTCTTGTTAATTTCGGTCATACCTGGACCGTAGTCATCTGATTGATCACCGATGACTTCATCATCACTTCCACCGATGATGACTTCTTCGACGATATCATCTGGCTTCACGATTTGTTTCTCTGGGGCAGCCGTGACCTTAGTTTCTTCCGGCTTTATGGTCACGGTGACTGGCTTACTGGAGGTCATGTAAATGACGATGGCGGTCAAGATGGCGAGGACTATGGCGGTATACAAAACACCACGCTTCTTCATTATATAATATACTACATAAAGTTTTACCACGAAATAGACGTATGTGTCTAAATTATTACAAGACCGAGACGGAGAAAATATGCAAACAGAAAGGTTGGGACTCTGTGTCCATCGATACCGTCTGGCTTCTATTGACGGAAGAGATCGGTGAACTTGCGTCGGCTATTCGGCAAGTGCGCAAGACCTACAAGAAGACAGGACTCAAGAAGGAACGTGGAACGGACGTCCTAATGGAAATGGGGGATGTATTTAGTTATTTATTTCAAATAGCCGCGATGCTGAACGTTGACTTAGACAAGATGTGGACTGAACACGGTAAAAAAATGAAACACAAGAAATATAATCTGCGATAGTATAAAGATGCCTTTGAGCGACGAAGAATCTATCGATCGGGTGAACCCATTTGTTCAGCATGATTTTTTTATGCCTGGTACGTCTAGACAAGTCGTGGACTTTGCGCCACACAAGAAGCCTGTCGAGCACGAACCAGAAGAAGAATACCGGAGTCCGATGTGCGACTATGGAGTAATGGTCGCAGGTCGAATTGGTAAGACCGGTAACTGTCCTTTATCTAGATCTTTGTATCCAGGAAGAAATATTCAATACGATGAGGATGTACCATTGCTTAATATGAATGAAGTTGGCAAGGAAACGAATAATCCAACTAGGAACAATACTATGAATAATATTGCGGGTGTAGCGACTCTGCTTCTATTAATTGCAATACTCTGAATAGTTTTTCTAATCTGAGATCACTCGTGCACGTGTTTATTATTTCTGGCATATGTTGTGTACACATATCCTTGATGAACCTCTTTTGCCACGAACAACGCATGTTTATGACTGGCGGAGAAAACGTAGGATCTAGAATTTTTATAGCATTCATAGTTCTCACTATGCTTCTAGTATTATTGTTTTCACATAATACACTCTCCAATTCAACTAATGCCATTTTACGCCTGGTTTCAGTTGTTTTGTGTACCATCGTATCCAAGAATTGTTCGTAACGCAAAGTATCAGAGATAGATTTTATTTCGGTCCAAGTTCCTATCGGTGTCGTTTCGATTAGATCTTGTTTATTTTCATAACCAATTCCATTTGTGTACTTGACGTAGTCTATCTGTACTAGCGTTTTTCCAGTTTCAATATCAGTGGTGACGAGGGCAGATTTTACGAAAGAGGTCATATCACAAAATCTCTTTAATTCTCTAAGTGCTTTAAATACCTAAGTCGTTATTTGTGGACTTTAAAATTAAAGCCATGTACTCATCCATCGCAAATAACACATTTTCTTACTTGGTGTCCCTCGATGAATTTAGAAACGAGGTGCCAGAAGACATACGACCGTCTTGGGTAAAGCTCACCACGATCACGATGGTTTCGAGTTTCAAGAAAGACATCGATATCCAAAAGATACGACAGATGTTTGAAAAGGTTACACCGATACGCATACGCAAATCGGGGTCCAAGATGGCTGAAGGATATGAATGGACTCTCAAACCTACGACGTTTTACAACCAGATTACACTGTCTTACGTCGATCAGTACAGCACAAAGTCCATCAAAATATTTCCAAATGGGAGCATTCAAGTGGCTGGATGTACACACTTAACTAACTGTAAGCATATCATCAAACAGTTGTCCCTGTTGTTCGGGATTTGTCTCGGAAAAGACTACATCGTGCCACTCGATACATTTCGTGTCGTGATGATAAACTCGAATTTCAGTCTCAATTGGAATATCAATCTCATGAAGACGGCAAATCATTTTGAGAACTACTCGGGTGTGTTTAAGGTGTCTTTCGAACCAGATCGCTACTCGGCAGTCAAAGTCAAGTTCAAGCCCGCCGAAGACATGAAAGAAGTGACGGCGAGTATTTTCAGTACAGGCAAAGTGATCATCACCGGAGCGGAGACGTTCAAAGAAATCGCTTTCGCATACAACATCATAAACCAACACATCAACACAGAACCGGGTATCAGAGTGTCTAAGGTCGACCCAGATAAAATGGATGTGTTTGATGTAGACACTTTATCAGGGCGAAATATAAAAGACTTCATAAACAAGTTGAAGTCCATGAATGTAAAATCTTGGAAACGTACCATTACCAATAGGCAAATTAATTTCTGATGTAATAGTAAATGTCTCAGCGACTTGGAATGGCCGACGGCCGATGCTTCACTATAAACTCGTCCAGCCAATTGTTCAACAACTACTTGATGAACAAGAATGGTATCACCTACGAAGACAACTACTCGTACCGCAAACTCCTTCAATCGAAGGGTCCAGAGGTTCTCAAGCCCGTCCAAGATATTCAAGGTACTTCTAAGTGCTCGTCTTGTGACAAGGCATTGTTGGGTATGTCCGACATCTATTAAATACGCAAAATTAGACTAAATATAATATGTAACCTTTCTAGAGAATGTGTCAGTGTGCCATATGTCTCGGTGACGTCAGAGAGACGAGACATAATAAACCCATAAGATGTGGGCACCTATTTCATTCACACTGTCTAGAAAAGTGGAAAAACAAAGGTAAGCAAACGTGCCCCGTGTGTAGAAAAATATTTGATGGTGCCAACTTTAGAGTTCAGGTCACTATACACAACATGTTTGAATCTTCATCCAACACAGTAAATCTCGAAAATGAGTACATATTTGACGCACTTGATATATTTTTCGATGTCGAGAATCAGTCGGACTTAACCAGTCTTTTGTCTGACTTTGGGGTGAGTGTGTCCGACTTTGATCCCCTTGTTCTTAACACAGAATGAGCTACAGTATGTTTTGTAGTTTAATCCAGGATAGTTTCGACTCGCCTTCCTTGGATCTATGATGACCTTACCCTTTGCATCGGTCACGAGTGGGCCCGTCGCCCAACCACGCTTGTGTGCGAATATGTTCGCCTTGAATCTCAAAATCTTGCCCGGTACGAGTTTACCCGCTTTTTTAACGCGGGCCACTGGAACTTTGAAAAACTTGGCTATAGATTCATACGTGTTTCCATTTTTGACCTTGTATTCCACCTCGTTCACCTGTTTGTAGAAATGGAAATCACCCTGTCTAAAATAATTACTTGGATTTCCGGGAGCAACAAACATCATCACCTTGTAGTGTCCGGGCTTACACTTTTCTTCAGCCTTGGCTATGTATACCTTTTTGGGGTTATCCGCCACTACACGCTGTGGTAATTTCTTACAACTCACGTACGAGTGGTTCATGTTACGCATTCCCGCGCGCTCACCGGGAACACTCTTATATGAACGCTTTTTTTCATAATCACCCACAGCATACGCATAGCAGTTATTATTGTTTATACCTACTGCCCGACCCCACAATCTCTGTGTAAATTTGTGTTCACTTCCACTCAGGGGAAGTCTTTTTGGTGTCTGTCCCATTAATAATATTTGAGAAAAAAATATTATTAATAGATAAATGATTCAAGGCCTTGTTAACGCTCGCAAGACCAGAGACGCTGTTGCCGAACTCCTCACGTTCATCCTCGTGATCCTCATCAGCACTTTCGTGCTCCGATTCTTGTGGAACCGTTCGCTCGTGAAGCACGTCACTGTTCTCAAGAAGCTCGATACCTTCCTCGACGCCTTCATGTTGTCTCTCGCGCTCGCCGTTGTTCGAGGCATCTAAACCTCTCTGTAGCCATCAATCTTTTCGCCTTCGGGGCTTACCAAAGTTGGAAACGACTTGATTCCGTTGCACTGTTTTTGTTCACAGTCAACGAATTCATAGACTTTACCGTTCTTTTTCATGTAATCCAACTGTTTGTTGGTCCAACCACACCATTCGGTGCCGTACACGGTCCATTTTCCTTTACAAAACGTGCAATCACACCCCTTGCAGGTGCACTTTCCTTCAATGCATCCACATCCACAAGCACACTTCTTACCGCGACCGGTATAGAACAAAACAAGGAGAACCAAGGCTAGGAGTATAATAAGCGCAATCATTATTAATTATTTTACATATTTTATTTCGAGCGCTTCGCATATTTTTTCAATCGTTTTACCCTGTGTGTCTACACCAGCCTTTTTGGCTTTTTCTATGAGTTCACTCTTTTTGTACGTAGTGCATTTCTTACCGTCAACTCTCGTGTATCCTTTTGGCGCCACCGACACCCTGATATCCGGTGATTTCTTGACAACTCGCCGCTTCACTGGTGCGCTCTTCTTTTGAGTGTTTCTCGCCAAAATATTCTTTGCCTTTTGAATTCCAGACGCCGACGCAATCTTCTTTTCAACTGGTTTTGATTTTGGTTTTATGACCGGTTTTGCTTTCGGTATGAACGAGAGTGGGCCTGGTCTCGTTTTAATGCTTGATCTGTAAGGTAAGAAATACGCATCTGCAAATATTTGTTCAAACGTGGGAAATTTAGAATGATCCACATTTATTCGCATTCTAAAATTTTTAATTTTAGACGTATTGGAACCTTTGTATTCATATGGAAGTATTCTGTCTATGAACTTGACGGTTTCAATCGCAGACTCCGAACCAATACGACCACACACTAAAAATATGGCATTTAAGAAAAGGTGAACATCGTACATGGGATGTGATTTTGGTGATATACCCCAATCCTTTTCGAGTTCACGTGTGTATGGGTTTTTGATAGTCTTTGTAGACGAAAGACCGTAATCACTGAGCATGAGTCTAAGACCCACGTCTTCTACATTTAGTGTAGTGTTACCAATTTTATACGTTTCCACTTTGAGTGTGGGTGTATCCGTGTTCACGAGAACATTCTTCGCGTGCAAATCGCTGTGTCTAAAAGATGGATACTTTTTGTGTATTCTATAAAGGTTATATAACACTTGTGTTATCATGAATCTATAATGGATGGGTCTCAAAGTATTTTTGTTTTTATTAATAAATTCTTCGAGTGCACCGCCATTCGCATATTCACTATACATGATGTGTTTACCTTTACAGCTTTCGAGTGCATACATCTTGGTGCCACCGAGTTTACTCACGAGTTTACCAATCTTGTATTCTCTACCAAGTGGCTCACTTTGCACTTTTATGGCTACGTCCTTTTTACACTCTTTGTCTACACATCCAAAGAACACCTCACCGTATTCACCTTCTCCAATCTTCTTTGTGCCAACTTTTGTCCGAATCGCTTTCTTCACTGAAAAATTTGGGGTCTTATTATTGTTAATCGTGTAAAATATCTTATTTGGATTACAACCTATCTTTTTTATTGCTTCGGTGATTTCTTTGCTTATGGCCTCATGATCTTTAGGGGTTCTGGCCTTACCAACTTTAGCCCTGATGACCCTGAGATTTCGCATATGCTGTTCCACCTGCATTTAATGTATTGCTAGATTTTATTCATCAACTTCGACTTCTTCTTCGTAGTATTCCTCTTCGGCGCCTTCGTCGACCGCATCACCCGGAGCCTCGATGCCTTGGAAAGCGAAGGACGGAAGCTTGGTGGATTGTTCGAGAAGAACTTGGGAAAGACGCAAGCTGACTCCAAACTTATTGTCGATGAACCAGATTTGAGTCACGTTGACGATGCACATGCATCGCTGTCCCTTTTCGATGCTGTCGACCGGAACAAGTTCGCGCTTAGAGTTGTACGCTTCGGCCATGAACTCACCCGTCGGCTTGGTCATGACCTTGAGCTTGACCGTGTCCGGATATTCTTCCTTACCAGGTCGCACGAGAGGCTTGTAAAGTGCTTCCTTCATGACCTCGACGTTGTACGCCTTTCCAAGCCATTCCTTAGAGTTTGCCGCGACCGTTTCGATGATTCGTGCATCAAGTTCCTTGAGCTTGGTCGCGAGTTCAACGGCTTGCTCGTTGTCCGTGTCGATAGACAAATCGAGCGAATACGACGTCTTGTTAGTCGTCTCATCAGTGAAAGCGCTCAAACCGTAAGGGCTTCGCATGAATGGAAGTTGCAAGTAGAGCTTGCCCTTACCGTCGGCAGTGTTAATGTATACTGTCTTGCCACCGTTCTTGTTCTTCTTCATCTTGCTGAAGACGACAGAGGACGGTTCGAAAGTGCTGGAGAGTTGGATCATGTTAGAGGACGACATCTTTTGGTATATCCTATAATGGAACACAAACTTTAAGCACGTTATTTTTTTCTTCAGTAATTGTAACAACATAATGGGACTCTTTAAGGATTGTGGTTGTGGATGTGGAGGGGCAAAAGCCCAGCAGAAATTTTTGATTTCTCTCATGTCCGCACTCGTGTTTTTCATCATCGCGAATCCAGACACTTTCAGACTCACGCGCTCTATCTTCGGTTCTTGGATCTCCGGACCAACCGGGTGCCCAACCATGCGCGGCCTCGCGCTTCACACCGTCGTATTCATGCTCGTCACGTGGGGTATGATGAACATAAAGAAAGAAGGTTACGCCATCGAAGAAAACGTGACCATTAAGATCGCACCAGGTCCAGCACCAGAAGAAATGTCGGCACCACCAAAGATGGTCGATGCGCCATTGCCTCTTCCAGGCTTCTCTGAAGATCAAATTCAAATGTTCGACAGCGGTCTCGATCTCGCCTCTCTCGATCTCATGTCCGAAGTGGACCAACCAATCGTACTGGAGAAGAAGGAGGTTTCTTGCCAATGTGAAAACGGCAAGACTGTGACCATTGAAGGCTAAATATTTTACATTTCATTACATAAAATCAACATAATACACGTGTTCCGTATATTATGTTGAGTGTTCCCAACACCTATCTTGCTTAGCTTAGAAGTCTTCGTCGAATTCAATTTCACACGAATCTTCATCCATTTTTCCATAATCACCCACACGCTTTTCAAAGAAGTTTGTCTTACCATCCAAACTTATGTTTTCCATGAACTCAAAAGGATTAGACGAGTTCCAAATCTTCTCTTGACCAACTTGTTTCAATAGTCGATCAGACACGTATTCAATGTACTGTGTCATCTTCTCAGAGTTCATACCGATAAGACTACATGGAAGCGCATCCACGATGAATTCCTTTTCGATGGACACGGCTTCTTCTACGATCTGTCTGATGACATCCTTGTTTGGTCTAAATTTGAGCATATTAAACAATTCCACTGCAAATTGAAGGTGCAAACCTTCGTCTCTGCTAATCAATTCGTTGCTAAAACACAAACCAGGTAAGAGACCCCGCTTCTTGAGCCAGAATATGGCACAGAAGCTTCCAGAGAAGAAGATACCTTCCACACACGCGAACGCCAAGAGACGTTCGGCGAAGGGTCTCGAATTATCAAACCATTTCATGGCCCATCGCGCCTTCTTTTCGATGCATGGAATGCGCTGGATGGCCTCGAAGAGTTCTTTCTTTTCACTGGAACTTTTGATGTACTTGTCTATCAGTTTACTGTAAGTTTCGCCGTGTACCATCTCGTTGTGGCTCTGGTATGCGTAAAATGAGCGAGCCTCTGGGTATTGAACCTCGTCGGCAAAGTTATTGTTAATGTTTTCAAATACGATACCGTCTGAACCAGCAAAGAATGCAAGAATCATTTTGATAAAATGTTGTTCATTTTCTGATAGTTTGTTCCAATCATCCATATCACGCGATAAATCTACCTCCTCTGCTGTCCAATTAGACATTTGAGCCTGTTTATACATAGCCCAAAGGTTCTCGTGCTGAATTGGAAATACAGTAAATCTGTTGAGGGTTGGTAATAACATTGGTTCGATGTCCTCTATGTGATCTTGAAAGTCAAAGAATGTGCCTATGTGTTTCCCATCCATGAAGATCTGTGGGTACACGAGTACCGGTTTCCCGCATTTCTTCGCGAGTTCGTCCTTCTCGATCTTTGTTTTTTTGTAATCCAAACCAAGTTCTTTACAAAGTTGTTCGGCTTGGTCACAAAGTTTGCATCCATCTTTGGAAAAAATTTCAACCCCCATCTGCGTGTTATTACTTGGAAATATTTTTGTTCTAAAACTTTAAGGATGATAAATTTTGCTGAGATCCAGCCTGGTGATCTCTTGAAGGTGTTGTTAAATATAGACGATGTTGACGATGAGATGTACGCTGTAACAAAGGAAAACTGTGATGACTACCTCATCGTGAATTATTACCTTGAAACCTCTTTGGTGTATAAAGGTGCCCGTGTATATGAAATCGATGAAAACGAAGAACTTGTACAACAAGAAAACTTGTGTGAACACTACCCAGAAGGTGAAACTGTATTCAAGAATGTAGATAACATGTTGTATTGCATAGAAGACGAGATACAAGAAGACATGGAAAGTGTACTCATAGATGAATCGGATGACGAAAGTGATCTCGAAGGATTCATTGTCCCAGACGACGAAATTGATGGTGAGGTTATTCCTCCTTCTGACTATAAAGCCATAGATGAAGAATGGAAAGATTGGCAACCATTGAGTCCTGGTTCTAGAAGGTATAAAGAAGTCGTGGATTCCATCGAAGAATTTGCGAAAATGCAAGCAGATAATCTCAATTTTTAAAAACCTAAGTGCGCATTTTCAGGTTCTAAAAAAACAAGACAAAGAGGTATGGAAGGATTGGCTGCTATTTGGTCGGATGTCGACCGTTTATTGAATAAACCCACTGTAAGAAAGTCAATCAATACGCATCTTTGTACAGAATGTAATGGAGTAAAAGTGTTAACAAAAGAGGGAATGCCTGTGTGTTCGGAATGTGGTTTCACGCAACAACACTATGTCGATGACAGTCCGGAGTGGACAAGTGGGCTAAGTGAAGATGGACGCGTAAATGATCCATCGAGATGTGGAAACCCAAATCCAAATCCGGAACTCTTTTCGGATGCTTGGGGAAAAGGTACCATCATATCTACGCAGAACACATCTACTTATGAAAACAAAAGAATGGCTAAGATTAACTTTCATCAATCTATGAACCACACAGATAGATCATTATTCCACGCGTATAGAGACATAGATGAAGCGTGTCACACTTTACCTGATAGCGTTCTCAAGGATGCGAAGATGATGTATAGAAAGTTTAACGTAGAGAAGTTGACGAGAGGGGCGGTTCGTTCGGGTATAAAAGCAAACTGTGTGCTTTACGCGTGTAGATTGTCTAAAATACCTAGAACTACGAAGGAGATTGCAGACATGTTTGGTATTCAAAGTAAGGATTTGAGTCGTACCACACAAATGTTCAAGGACACGTTGTTGGGGAAGACTGAAAAAAATTACGTGACTAAACCATTCAATGTCATGCAAAGGTTACTGAACGCATTCGAGGTCACGAGAGAGGAACGCCTCGAGTGTAATAGGATGTGCGGCAAGTTAGAGGAGTGCGCCGAACTCATGAGTAAGACACCGAATAGTGTGGCTTCGGTTGTCATTTATGTGGTCATGCGAGGTAAGGTGACTAAGAATGAAATCAGTGATAAGTGTTCCGTGTCTATACCAACCATAAACAAGATAGAAACTATTATCAAACGATACTTAGAGGAATAATTGTAATATACTGTATCATGGTGAAACTATTTTTGTCCACCCCCTGCTATGGAGGTTTATGTCTCGAAAAGTACATGACGAGCATCATAAAGCTCCAGCTCAGATTAATTAAAGAAGGTATCCAGCTTATGCTCGATACCACTGAAAATGAATCTCTCGTACACCGCGCGAGAAATGTTGCGATTGGTAGATTCATGCAAAAGACGGACGCAGATTATTTCATGTTTATTGATGCGGACATTGATTTCGATCCGGAGTCTGTTGTTCGCCTCGTTAAATCCGGTCATGACGTGTCTGTCGCCGTATATCCAAAGAAGGTGGTCATGTGGGATCAAGCAAAGAAGGCGATTGAAGATGGTGATGAAAGAAATATGGCGATGCTGTCTTCGAGTCTCGTCGCAAACATCGGTGCACACAGGCGTTCCGTTGAAAATGGTTTTGTTGAACTTTTAGATGGACCTACCGGATTTATGGTCATATCAAGGGGTGGACTCGACAAGATGCACGAACACTTTACAGAGCTCAACTGTAAAAATGATCACCAAAACAGGGACTTCGACGAATATTGCGCCGTATTTGACTGCATGATTGACCCCGAGTCTAGGCGGTACTTGTCCGAAGATTACGCATTTTGTAGACGTTGGCAACAAATCGGTGGTAAGATTTATGCCGACATACACACAACTTTAGGTCACGTGGGTAATCTTCCATTCAGCGGGTGTATGAATGAAAGGCTTAAGGCTTAGAGTTATATACTAACCAATGAAGTTGGCTACTATTATTGTCACTCGTGGGAAATCGTGTCATGTGAAAACGCTTCACACAGTTCTTCGTTTGAATCTCATGTGCATTCAAGCGAAGGGTGTTCAAAATGAAGTCGTATACGTGAATGATGACCCGTATGATAAGTCTGAAATTATCCAGAAGTATATGAAAACGAGCGACAGAATTTTGTTTATTGATTTTGGTATCAGTATGGATCAAGGTTCTATCTCGAAGGTGTTTGAAACGAATGAAGGCATTGGATGTCTCGTATTTCCGGGCGTGAAAGAAGGTATCGATTGGGGTCTTTTCAAAGCGAGGGTCAAAGAAGGTACAGAAGAACCCATCGAACAGATTGGACTCCACTTTGATACAGAAGTTGGAAATAAGATTTCTGAAAACATTTACCAAGTGAAGAGCTCTTCCGCGAGATGCTGGCTCATGATGTGTAAGCATGTGACTCGAATTGTGAAAGATAAGCGTACGAGTGAATATAAGGTTCCACCGAGGATGGAACAGATGTTTTCGAAGTTCAAGGAATTAGGTGTCAAAATTCATGCTTATACAGCAGCTAAGTTGGTGATGACATATACTCATGAATGTGTTAGTAATCTACTAAACGCTGCCGGTATTAAAGCTAATTAAAGATTTGAATTAAAATATTAAACAGATGTCACGAGTATCTGTAAAGAGGGATGACCCGCTTTACACATACGCGATAAAGTTCATGGAGACTGCGTGGGGTGTAACACGCAGGTTCCCGGGATGTCAACCCATATCTATCGAATACAAACATTTCGATACACTTCGTAAAAACGATTACGTCGTGTGCGAAAAGACGGACGGTGTTCGATACATGATGTTGGCTTTCATGTACGAAAATCACAAAGTGTGTGTTTTCGTGAATAGGGCACTCGACATGTACATGTGTAAACTTAACTTTAGAAGACCAATCTACGATGGAACCATTTTAGAAGGTGAAATGTATGAAGACACGTTCATGATTTATGATTGTCTACATGATTCGGGTGCAATCGTGGGGCATCACGACTTTTTGACCCGTTTAACACACTGCGAAAACGTGTCTAAGAAGTTACTCGCGCTCAAGGGCGATTCTGTGAAACTCCGTGTCAAGACCTTTCATCTATTGTCGGATTTTGACTCATTTTTGAATGAGTACTTGCCTACGGTCACACAAGACGTAGACGGTCTCATATTTACACCCATTCACTGTCCGGTGAAGATAGGGACACACGAGACGATGTTCAAATGGAAACCAAAGAATAAAAACACAATTGATTTTCAATTGAAGAAAATTGATGAAGAATGGAGGTTATATGTACAAGAAAAGGGTGAACCTATATATGAATCGACCATTCCACCAAATAAAATGGACGAGTCTTGGTTTAAACACAATGCGATCGTTGAATGTGAATATGTCACCGATGATATACCCATGTGGTGGAGGCCTTTGAAGATGCGAACGGATAAGACACACGCAAACAATAGAAGAACTTTTTATCGAACACTCGTGAACATTAAGGAGGATATCCAAATCACTGATTTCTTAAAATGTACGTGAGTAAGTAATATCCATCCACTTCGCGTGGTTCAGTTCTGTAAAGATTTTCGTCGTCGTGCGCAACCCACACATTTTGAAATTTAGCCGCAGACGTGTAATGGCCGCCATATTGTACGCCTTTGTGTATAGCATAGGATTGTAAATCGTATACAAGTTTATCATCAAATATTATCTCGTACTCCAATATAATTTTGCTCTTTTTATCGAATGAAACAAACATGACGGGTGGTAAAGACTTAAATAGTGTTCTCGTTGTGGTGACATTATGTAGAGTTCCTTCATCGTCTATGTAGTCCGTGAGTGTGTGCCATTTCATGCTCTCCGTTATCAATTCAGACACTTTGCACTTTTCTTGGTTTATGTTTAGTGTCTGTATACTAAATGGGATGTCTGTAGTATTTTTACCTACGGGTGATATGGTGATTTGTCGTTTTTCACCGTAGATAAGTTTTTTGATTTCTGGGAACGACCTTTCGAGTATGTCTATGATACAAAAGAGTGCGTCTTGTGTATCGTGTGGTTCGTGTTCTGCGAATCTGGGAAACGCTTTCCTGAATTCTTTCAAAAGTGGCGCGAGGTTGAAACACCCCGATTCTTGTGTGTTGAAATATTGTTGAAGAAGATTTTTGTAGAGTTTAGTGAATTCACATTCACCCGAATAGGATGTTTTGTATATGTGTTCAGTAATGGGTATGGCGTGAAATAGGCACTGCAATGCAGAATTGAAGTAACATGTATTGCCTAAGTTAAGAAAACCATGCATATATGTAGTAGCTAAAAAAGGCTTAAGAGAAACACGCGATACAATAATGAATATGGACGTCAGAACTCTTTTTGAAAGCATCAAGCCGTTGTTCGAACAACACAAGAATGACGAACACGTCGAGTTTGAATTTAGACTTGGCAAGTTTAACCGCGGAACATTTGACACGGATGTTGGTAAACAGAGATTTGAACTTGTTTTGGATGGTTTGAGACAATACGCTGGATGGGAACAGATTGTTTCTATAAACGAAGAGGTTTTTTGCCGTCAAAGTGACAACCTTCGGATTTCTATTGACTCTACGACTGGCGATGAAAAGATTGTAAAGAAGGAAAGGGTGCACAACGAAGATTTTGAAAAACTGAAAGGTGCACCTTACGATGTTCGTTTCGGTATTTCAAAAGAGATACCCATCGAAGATTATGAAGGTGAGATGGACAAGAAGAAGAACAAGTACAGATTGTCTTTCATTCGAAAAAACCTTTCTATTGACATGACTATCATAAACGGAGACGTTGAAGACATGGATACCGAAGACCCGAATAGATATCAAATTGAATTTGAAATCATTGACCCTAAGCTCGTGACAGATGATAACGCACTGTTTAACATCGTACACAAAATCAAAGATGTATTTAATATCTTGGATAGTAGTAAGTAATGATCTGGATACTTGTAATATTGATCATAGCGTTTTTTGTATTTGGTGCCCAATATACAGAAGATAACGTAGGCGTTCTAGGTTATAAAACTAAAAACTTTCATATGTCTCATGGTATGTCGAAGAAAATGTTCGAAACCATGAAACAGGACGGTTTGAGTGATGAAACACTCAAAGAGTTTGTCATGATGGAAGACAGGCTTTTGGAAGTTGAACGCAAATCCGTGTGTTCACAAACTGCGCGACAATTCGAAGCTGTCGGTGTGTCCGATCAAATAAAAAAGCGTTTCATAGGTTATGATTTTTCATATCACGCGAAACACATTAAACAGGCATCCGAGCCTGAGAAGATGATAAATCGAAGCATTACGTGCGCTTAGCTAAATTCGCTCGCGTCTTTTCGTACTTTTTAATGAATTCCTTTATTTTGGTCTTAGTAGGACTATGTGTTAATATGTAATTCACGACAGCATTTCCGTGCTTTCCATATTCTTTTTGTATGAGATTTTTCTTATATTGAAGTACGCGCGCTTGTTTCCATTCAGAAACTTGATCTCGCTTTATGTCGTTCGCGGGCATCTTTTTCAAAATACCCCTCTTATTCGTGAGGTTACTCTCTTTTGACGCGTTATTAAGAAGGTTTGTCATGTCTTTCACATCCTTTTCTACGTTCATGACGTTCTTGTATTTCTTCATCCATCTTGGACCGTACAATTTTATGATGTCATTTCTAACGCTGTTTGTGTTGAGGCGACGTTTCTTTTCAGTCGCCGCATTCTTCGCGTCATTTTTGAGTGCCCGGTTCAAGTTTTTAGCTAATTTTGCTTGGTTAGCCGCGTTCTTCTTTGCCTTGTTTTCCGAAAGCTTGAGCTTTTCACATAGAGTCTTGACTGTGTCGGAATCTTCAACGCTCACACCATTGTTGAGTGCGAGGGCTATGAGTTCATCCTTCTTGTAAGACACACACGATTTACCCTTGACCTTAAACGTAGAGTTTCCCAAATCCAAGTTTTTAATCATACCACATATCTTGTCTTTCTTGTTTGACGCCTTTGCTCCCACGACACCCATCTTTTTCGCGACATCTAAAAGGGTTGATTTCGTGAGTGCGGCACATTTCTTTTTACCTACACGCATGGTTCCATCGTTATCGTAGGTGATCTTCTTAGAATTGTTCGTGGGAGATTTACGTGTACTCTTTCGTTTTGGAATTTTGTAACAACACTCGTCGCCTTGTGGATTCTTTTTGGCTTGATACCCTGGTTTACACGGCGGTCTTCTAGACTTTGGACACGTAGACACTTTTGCACGAACAGCCACTGTTTTACGAGCCATGTTCTTGGGTACATTTGATGTGAGTTGTATCTCACCCTTCGCGTATAACATGGAGAAAAATCCGGAAGCCGCATTATACGCGGCATTGAGCGCAGATGGATTTGACGCACCCGAAATTTGTATCGCACCCGATTTAGCTATTATGTATTTGTGTCCATTGTAAAGTGCATACATCATCGGGGAAATCTCCGGTTCATAATTTGATTTGAAACCGTAACGCATGCTGTTTGCGTGGAGTCTCGCCATGTTTTTGAAAACGCCGTTCATTCTAAACTGGCCACTCAAGTTGTTGTATTCGAAGCGGTTATACAAGAACGATTGTCCGGGAGTATACTTTTTAACCATGAACTTACGTATGAGTTCTGGTTGGTTAACAATCTCTTCACCCTTGCCGACAAAACCACCCGAAAATCGAATTTTACCATTCTTATAAAAATTAACCGTGCCACCACTCGTTTCTGTGCCATTTGTGATTGAAAATTTTACTTGAACCGTGAAAAACTTTTCGTTTATGTTACCCTTTTTGCCGTACTCTCTCGTGTGTGAGAAGCCCGTCTTAAACCTTCCGTAATATCCTACCATCTCTTTCGTATCTATGTAAAGACCTTCACCTAACGCGGTTCGACCGAGTGGAGTTTTATTGAGAATGTATTTCAAATCTACGCGCGACTCGGCATCAAAATCTTTGTTGACCGTCGCGTTAAACATACCAGGGTTGAGTCCACTCAAAGAAAGACGAGACACAGGTGAGTTGTTTTCGTTATACACGAACTGTGCAAACTCACCCATGTTTTCGTTATTTATCATGGAGTTTTGCAACCTTCTAGGGAATGTTGGTGGAGAGGATCTTTGAATTTGAACGCCTGAATTTTGAATGAATTTTTGCAGGGACTGGGGGCGTTGCATTCTAATGTAGGGTTATATTTTAATTACACGTCTGATTCGTTAGAAATGAGTGTGTCTGTAACTATGTCTAGACCAAACACAAACGGTTGCATGCTGTATGCACCACCGTTGTAAAGCTCGCTGTGTTGACGCACTTCGATGTCGCGCTGACTGAATGGACCTGCATAGAAATCTTGGTTGAAGCGAGGTTTGCCAAGATTGTTCGCAGTACAGTGTTCGTTGAATTTCTCCACAAATACCTTTTGTGGGCATCGTAAGTCTTCGCCGTACTTGATGCACGGAGACTGGAGGAAATTCTCAAGTGTGCTCGATACCGTTGCAACTTGTCTCTGTACGTCCTTGAAATATTGTGGTACGATGTTCCAAATATCTTTGTTTGCGTACCTTTGTGCGTACTCGAGATATGCCCGAATACACTTCTGGAGAATCACGGGAATTTCCGCCTCGAGCTTCTTCTCGAGTGTTGGATCTGCATCCTTGACTTGTTTACCAAAGTTCCAAGTCAAAATACGACGCAACACGGAACCGGAGTTATCCTTGTAACTCGGGACTTCATTCCCACCCAAAACACCCGGAACCTTCCAAGTCATCGTCTTCGCCTTCTCGTGTTTAACGGCACACGACACTTGCTCACCAGATACGATAGATTGAAATTCTGCCTGCTCGAGAGAAATATCACCCTTGATTTCTGGGGAGATGAACACAAATGCATCGTAGATGGACGAGAGACCGAATTTCTTTTCCACGTTATTGGACAAAGTTCGAACATCATCTATGTCATAGAAAAGTGCAAACGCCTTCGTAATCAGCGTAGATTTACCCGAACGAGCGATACCCTTGAGGAATGGAATGACCTGCCAACCATCCATATCACCCACATCGAAGCAGAGGCGTCCACCCATGATGTACATCCACTTCGAGACTTCCGAATCAAACTTTTGGTAGTCTAAAACAGACTGGAAGTGTGGAGTGGGAATATCTTCCCACCTTTCGTTGGTCGAATAATCTTCAAATTCGGTATCAAAGTATTTGCAACTCACGATCGCTTGATCCAAATTCTTGAATTCATTAGACTCGTACGTGTGAAATTTGGTCTCGTACAACCCAGTACTCGCAGACCAACTTTTACCCACAAAAACGCCATTTCTGAAAGACCACACATGTCTGTTACGTTTGATCTCTGGGAACTGCATATCGTTACAGTTAGACAGGTGACGTATCACATCCGAATACGCTGAACCTCTGCAACTGAGATTTTTCCACAGTTCAAACTCCGTTTCTTTTTGTGCCACACCATACACATATTCTTGGATTCTCTGCTCTTGTTTCCATGCGCGAGTGTCGTATCCATCTTCGGTTCTGATCTGCTTACAGCAGTGCCCTTTGTATCTCTTGATGTTACCTTCGTACAACTTTTTGAGAATAGTCAAAATAGCTTGTTGATAAGGGCTCAATTCTTCGCTATTCGAAATGGTCGAACATCTGAAGATGGATGGATCCGTCTCCGGGTTGATAGGAATGTACGTCGGATTGTTGATGCGCTCGTAAATACGAGTGTGTCTAAATACGATCTGCCACGAGTCATCCACTTGATCTATCAGGCGATTGATTCTCACGGAGATTTTCATGTCATCCCCATCATCCAAATCCAGAATTTTCAAGGTGTCTGCTCGGTGATAGAGTTGCCCGAGTTGAAGATTCATTCTTTGATGTTTCGCTGAGATACACTCTATATCCACGTTATTACACGGTAATCCTGATTCAGGATTGAGTTCGTGTGATGCGAAAAAATTTTTAAAACCCAGTTGAAAGGAAACGCCTTCATCATCCCGTCGTTGTATATCCCACATGTCTTCCAATTGGGTCAAAAAGTTTATGAGTTGTTCCGGGTTGAGACCTTGAATCATGTTCGACCACATGACCTGATTCGTCTCCTCCGGATTTGCATCCTGGTTTATGAAGTGTGTATCCAGCATGACCCCTTATAGTACATACGATTCATTTTTCTAAGCATTTTTTTGGAGTTGAGAAAGAATCTTGATCATGATCCTGTTTTGCATTTCGATTTGTTTAGAAATACTCATCAGGGCGGTGCATACAGTGTCACCATCTTCGGTGGTCAGCACAGAACCCAAGATGCCACCAATGTCGAGTTCCATCATTGGCTCTTCTTCGAGGTCGATGTCGGAGGTGTACATGATTTCTTCGTCGTCCTCAGATTCTTCGTCCTCAAATTCTTCCTCATCGGTTTCCTCGATTTCTTCGGGTATTGGCTCCTCTGGGTACTTTTCTTCAGTAGACATTTACAATACACCAGGAAAAATCGAACTGTGTTTTTTCGCGAAATTATTTTCTCGGTATATAGTACAAAACTCTCACAATGGCCGGCGGTCTCATGCAACTCGTCGCGTACGGTGCCCAAGATGTCTATCTTACGGGCAACCCAAAAGTCACTTTCTTCCAAGCCGTGTACAAGCGTCACACGAACTTCGCTATGGAAAACATCGAACAAACCGTGAACGGTACCCCAGGTGCCAACGGTCGCGTCTCCGTCACCATTGCCCGCAACGGTGACCTTGTCGCGGACATGTACGTCGAATCTGTCGCCGGTTCCACCGCTGGTTCCGATGATGCCTGGTTGGCCGAGCGCATGGTCAAGGATGTCGAATTGTCCATCGGTGGCCAACGCATCGACAAGCACTACCAAAAGTGGTGGCGTTTGTACTCTGAGCTCTACTTGGACGAAGCCAAGAAGAGCAACTACGGTAAGATGACCACTGCCGTCACCACTGGCAAGAAGATCTTCCTCCCACTCCTCTTCTTCTTCAACCGCAACCCAGGTTTGGCGCTTCCATTGATCGCCCTCCAATACCACGAAGTCCGCCTCGACTTCGATTTGTCGTCCGACTTCGCGACCGTCACTGATGGATCCACCTTCAAGGTCTGGGCCAACTACATCTACCTCGACACCGAAGAGCGCCGCCGATTCGCGCAAAAGGGTCACGAATACCTCATCGAGCAAGTGCAACACACTGGCACCGAC